ATACCATCAGATACGTTTGTTACGCAAATTACCTCAGATACTGTATTCATTAATAATGCAGCAACAAATGTTGGTATTGCAACATCTGTATTTGAATTTGGTATTGAAAACTGCGGTATTGTAACAGGTATTGCTGTAACATTTGGTGGTGGTGGATATCTGACACCACCAGAAGTTACTATTTCTAATGAAGTATCTGATAAGAACTACATAGACTTTGCAACTGTCCCAGGTATTTCCAGTGCAACTGGTGTTCCTGTGGTTAGCTCTGCAGGAACTATAACTTCAATCAATATTACTGACGGTGGTTTTGGATACGTTATTCCACCTACAGTTACAATCGGAGATGCAGAAGGATCTGGATCTGGAACATTCCAGTTTAATGAAATTGTAACTGGATCTTCTAGTGGAACTACAGCAAGGGTCAGAGTATTCAATTCTGAGACAAATACTCTTGAGGTAGGATCTGTCTCAGGTGAATTTAGTCGTGGAGAAACAATTACAGGAGCCACATCTGGTGCATCTTACGCATTGAGAACATTTGACGTACAACCTGTAGATGATGGATTTGCTGATAATATCAATATTGAAAATGAAGCAGATGCTATCTTAGATTTCTCTGAACAGAATCCATTTGGCATTCCCTAAATAGAATTACTTAATGGTAAGGCATTGTAGGATTAGACATGTTTGAGTATTTTTACAACGAAATTTTGAGGAGAACCATTATTTCTTTTGGAACCCTCTTTAATGACATTAGCATTAAGCACAAAGATTCTTCTGATGATGTTGCCAGTGTTATAAAGGTTCCCTTAGCATATGGACCTACACAAAAATTTCTTGCAAGACTTGAGCAGTCTCCTGACCTGAATAAACCCTTTGCAATCACTTTGCCAAGGATGTCTTTTGAGTTTATTGGTCTTACTTATGATCCTACTAGAAAAGTAACTACCACTCAAACTTTTATTGTTAAAGATCCTGATGATGGATCTGAAACTAAAAAGCAATATATGCCAGTTCCATATAATATGCAATTTGAGTTGTCAATCATGTCGAAATTAAATGATGATGCTCTTCAAATTGTAGAGCAAATTTTACCATACTTTCAACCAGCATATAATCTTACTGTTCAATTGGTTGAAGCAATTCAAGAAAAGAGAGATATTCCTGTGGTGTTAGAAAACATCACCATGCAAGATGATTATGAAGGTGACTTTTCTAGCAGAAGAGTTCTCCTTTATACTTTAAGGTTCACAGCAAAAACTTATCTGTTCGGTCCTACTACTTCTGCAAGCAAGGATATTATCAAGAAGGCAACTATCAATTATCGTACAGGTGTAGATTCATCAAATACACAAAGAGCAGTTTCTTATTCTGTCACTCCAAGGGCAATCAAGAACTACGATGGAGATATTGCAACTCAACTTACAAGTGATATTACTGTCAGCACGAAAACATTCGACGTTGATGATGGAAGCACACTGACTGCCGATTCTTACATAGTAATTGGTGAAGAGCAGATGTATATTAAATCCATTAGTGGGAACAAAATTACGGTCAGACGTGGTGAAGATAGCACTACAGCAGCTGCTCATGTTGGGGGTGCTGCGATCGGTAAGATCACTGCTGCTGATAATGCACTCATTGAGACAGGGGATGATTTCGGATTTGATGGTAGTACGTTCTAATTCTAATGTCTAAATTTAATGAGTTAAATAAATCCTTCAATACCTCTGATGATATTATTCAACCAGAGGTAATAGAAAAGAAGATTGAGAAAGTAAAAGAAGGTGTTGACGACGTTAAAAAAGACTATGAATATACTAGAGGTAATCTTTACTCTATCATTGAAAAGGGACAAGAAGCATTGAACGGTGTTCTTGAACTTGCTCAAGAAAGTGAAATGCCAAGAGCATATGAAGTTGCAGGTCAATTGATTAAAAACGTTGCAGACGCAACTGATAAATTATTAGATCTGCAAAAGAAATTAAAAGATGTTGAGGCAGAGGAAAAAGTTAAAGGACCATCAACAGTCAACAATGCTTTGTTTGTTGGATCTACAGCAGATTTAGCCAAACTATTGAAGGACGGAGTTAAAGAAGAACCTAAATAATTGAAAGGGAGAGAAATCCCAAAGTACAAAGGTTACTAATAAAATGTCCAAGGACTTGCCCTCATATGAGGAGTTTGCTGAAGACAACAGCAATCTTCCCTCTATAGATGATTTTATTACAGAAGAGAATGCAGAGGAACTCCCTTCTGTAGAAGATTATATTGTAGAAGAAGTAGTAGAAGAAGGAATACAAACAATTGAAGATGCAAATGGAGAATCATTTGCTGAGGTAAAAGATATTGTTCCACCTTGGCCAGAACTGGTCAAAATGGTAAATGATATCAGGGCAGACATACCTGATATCCCAGAAATTAAATACTATGATAAAGAACTTGAGGAACTTGCTGAGCAAATTAGCAATCTTCCAGAAGTCAAGTATTATGATAGAGAAGTAGAAGCAATATGTGACCAGGTTGACCTTATAAGACAGCAGGTAAAAGATCTACCAGAGGTCAAATATTATGATGAGCAAGTTGATGCCATTGAGGATAGAATTGATTCTCTTCAAACAGATGTTGCAAACTTACCTGAAGTAAAGTATTACGATTCAGAAATAGAGGCAATATGTGAAGCAATAGATGCAGTCAAGGCATCGATTCCTAAATTTCCTAAGTGGATTAATGAAGTAAATGAGGTCCCCGATTTTTCGTGGATTGGTAAAACTTTCAGTGTCATTGATGATGACTTTGTAAAAGTCTCTGATAAAATTGAGGGATTGAGAGGAAAGGTCGAATATGACCTGGAGCAATTGTCCGAAGATTTAGAGACAAAGCACTTTAATAGCACAGTTAAGATTGATTCTGATATTAAAGATCTTGACAGTAAAGTAAACATTCGTATTGACGAAGAGAAAGATAAGATTTGGAAAGAACTCCGTGATTCTTCCATGAAAATGTGGGAGTATCATAAAGAGTTTAAAGATGATGACCGTAAGTTAAAAAAACAAATTCTTGGAGAATACAATAAGTTAAAAGAAAGTATTAGGGAAGAACTTAAAGAAGTAAGTCAAGAAAGTGTCAAAACAGATGAACTTCTCCTTAAGTATTTTACTGAGTTAAGAGAAGAGATTACAAGTCTTCCTGAAGTAAGATATTATGATAAAGACATTGACTATGTAAAATCTGACATTAAAGGTCTGTATAAAATTGTCGAAGATATTAAATCTTCTCAGCAAAAATTACTTTCTGAAACGAATGCACCTTTAACATCTGATCCACCAGATACTGATAATCCAGATCCACTCACACCTTTAAATCAAAATTTTGTAACTCTTGATCAATTACAAAGACACTACAAAACATTTGTAGAAAGAGTTCAATATCAACTTGGTTCAATTGGTGGTGGTGGAGAAACAAGACTTCAATATCTTGATGATATTGCAGGCATTGCCACAAATATCAGTGCCTATGATGGAATGGTCCTCAAGATTGATTTAAATCAAACTGGGGCAGACAAGCATAAGTTGTTTAAATTTGCTCCAGGGGGCAGTGCAGGTGCAGCAGGGACATGGGCAATAACTGATGTTGGTATTCATACTACCAAGAACGTTGGTATTGCAACTACTGCAAGATCTGACTTTGCACTCTATGTCCAGGGAAATCAATACGTTGATGGTAATATCAGTGTTGGTGGAACAATCACATATGAAGATGTAAAGAACGTTGATTCTCTCGGTCTTAGCACCTTTAGAAGTGGGATTGAAGTAAATACAGGGACTGCAACTACAGCACTTTTAGTTGAGGGTGATGCTAGAATCACTGGTATTCTGACGGTTGGTACTGCCTCTGTCACGATTGATGGTGATAATAACAACGTTACTGTTGGTGTTGTTACTATTACAAATTCGGAAGTTATACTTGGTGATAACGTTACTATTAATTCTTCTGCAACGGGTATTAACTCAGCACCCAATGTCCTCTATGTTGCAAAGGATGGTAATGATTCAAATAATGGAACTTCTATTGATAATGCAAAATTGACAATTGCAGCTGCAGTTGGAATTGCACAATCTGGAACCACAATCAAAGTTCTCTCTGGTAATTATGTAGAATCTAATCCGATTGAACTTCCCGCATTTACTGCCGTTGTTGGTGATGATTTGAGAACAGTTAAGGTTCTTCCAAGCACAACAGACAGTGATATCTTTCACGTAAATAAAGGATGTAAACTTGCGAACATGACTTTCTCTGGTCATGTCGCACCTGCAGCTGCAGTTGCTTTCCCATCAGCAGGAGCAACTAATGTTGGTGGTGGAAAGTGGAAAGGTCCATATATTCAAAACTGCACCAGTGATACTACAACTGGAACTGGTATCTATATTGATGGTGATAAAGCAGAGAAAACAAAGTCAATGAATGTTGATGCGTTCACTCAATACAATCAAGGTGGTGTTGGAGTTGCTGTTACCAATGAAGGATATGCTCAGTTAGTTTCTGTGTTCACTATCTGCTGCGATAAAGCAATTCAAGTTCACAAAGGTGGACAAGCAGATTTGGCAAATAGTAACTGTAGTTTTGGAACTCTTGGATTAGTTGCTGATGGAGTAAGTCCACAACAATTTACTGGAATTGTTACTGCTTCTGCTGCTGCGTCTCAAGACAACGTAACCATTAATGTTGGTGCAGTAACCACCAGACCATATGATGGACAGGTTGTTTATTTTGATCAATTGTTTAAGTCTGTTGAAACTATCACTGTTGGTTCCGGTGGGACGGGATATACTCAAGCACCAACAGTTACTATAGATGCTCCATCAGGTCCAAGTGGAGAAACTGCTTCTGCATTTGCTACTATTGAAGATGGTGCTGTGACAGAGATTTCTATCATTAGTAGTGGAAGTCAGTATACTTCAACACCTTCAATTACTATCTCTGGACCTCAGAGTGGAGTTAATACGGCAACTGCCACCGCAAACATGGCAGATACTTACTATACAATAAATAGTGCTACACCTATCGTTTCTGGAATTACAACATTAACACTTGCAGAAAATTTAATTAACACGGTAGGGGTAGGTTCTACAGCATACTTCTTCCAACAAAGTAAGATTGTTGCAAGTTCTCATACATTTGAATACATTGGTTCTGGTAATACAATTACCTTAGCAACACCAAAACGAGGTGGAGTTACCATTCAAGCAAATGAAGTTGTAAGTCAAAATGGTGGAAGAGTAATATATACCAGCACGGACCAAGCAGGTAACTTTAGGATTGGTGATGATCTTCAGATCAACCAAGCAACAGGAACTATTAGTGGAAGAGCATTTTCCAAGAGTTTGTTCTCAGAAATAACACCCTTTATCTTAGCACTCAGTTAAATGGCACAATTAGCACTTAACAGATTTCAAACTGAAACTGCAATTTTGACTACGGGCGATCAAACGATCTACACCGCACCTGCAGGTTATACTGGTATTATCTTGTATGCCCATGTCACTAACTATGGTGCTTCAGCCACCACGGTCACATGTAAGCATGTAAGATCTGGAACAGAAACAGAAATCATTAACGCTGCAAATGTTCCTGTAAATGATGCTTATATTCCTCTAGATGGAAAGTTAGTTCTAGAAACAAACGATTCATTTACAGCAAGTGCTGGTGCAGGGACCACACTCAAAATTCTTCTTTCAGTCTTGGAGACTGCAAACTAATGCCTAGACTTTTAAGTTCAGTCAACGGATCTAGTCAAGTTGGTATTTCCAGTGATGGAACTGACCTGGGAAATATGACTCGTTTGAATTTAGAAAGTAATAGAGTTCAGTTGGATACAACAACTGGAGTTGCAACGGTATTCTCCGATCCATTAACAATAGTTGGATTATAAATATTCTTATGATCTCTTTCTAATATGAAAAAGAACGGACGTTGCCCTGCAGGACAATATTACTGTTACACTGATAAAAAGTGTAAACCAATCCCTAAAGGATTTAAGGTTGTGGGACCTGCTGGAATGCTCCGTAAAGAGAATGGACACTCTGTTGATGATGATACTGAAACCAAGAAAAATGGTAACGGTAATGGAAACGGTAATGGTAATGGTGGAGGAGTAAGTGAGTCGAAAAGTGGTGATTCTTCTCTGCGTGACTGGTTTGGCAAGAGTAAGTCTTCTGATGGCAAGCCTGGTTGGGTTCAACT